GCCAGAATTTAACGACCAATGCGAAACTGGTTCGCATTTCAAAGTATTGGTGGGCAATTTATACCATAAAGCGAACCACTTTTTTATAGGTGGTTCGCTTTACCCCATACGTCTTATTCTACCTCGATAACCTTATAATCGCTCATTCGCACATCGTATAGTAATGTGTTGACTGTATCGACTGTTAATTCATTCGGATTAAATACAGCATATTCACCGTCAGCACTCATCAATATTTCAAGACCACTTTTTACTTTCTCGATAAGTTCTGGCATATCTTCAATCAAGCCACTTTCTGGATCATTGATAATTGTGTCTACGTCCATTGAGCTGGCTGATAAATCAACGATATAAGATAGCGCCTCATAAGGTGTTTCTACTGTTGCAAGGTGTTTTTTAACTGGTGCGTATTGGTTGATAATTTCTAATATGATTGTAATCCCCTTTCATTACTACTATGTCTTATCTTTGATTATATATTATCATATAATCAAATAGAATGCAAGCATAATTTTATAGATCTTCAAAAATTTTTTTGCGAGCATACTCAGATATGCTCACACCTGCTTTTTCAGCCGCTGCTTTGAGCGCTGTGTATTCATCATTATTCATTTGTATGGCTCTAGGTTTACGGCGCCCCTCTTCTCCTACTGTAACAGGCGCCCCAGCTCCTTTACGAGCGCCGCCCCATTGATTTTTACTACTCATAATAACACCTCTTAAATATATAAATAACTATTTTGTTGGCCCCTATAATAGGGGCCATATATTATTATCTATCAGCCGCTGCATTCATGATGTTTGAGTACATGTCGGTTAAATCATCAAGTAACGGATTTGACTCAAAACCACCAAGATTTTGATAATTAAACGCTGCTTTCATGTTAGCCACAAAATCAAGCTTATCAAATTCATCTCGATATGCTCGATATTGTGCAGCTGCTGAATGAGCTGCGCTTAATGCTCCGTCAAACATGAGTTTCAAGAAATCCTTTTGATTATCTTGTAATGTTGCTGTGAAATCTTCTGTCATTAAAATTTTCATGGTGTGTGATGTCCTTTCGTTTTATCATTCAGTAAGTGTAATTCCCTTACCTTTGATTATATGATAACATATAATCAAATAGAATGCAAGTACTTTTTTAAATTTTTGCAAAAAAATAAAGGCCTACTACATTAAATGTATATATTTAATATAGTAGGCCTATTTATTTACCAATTATCAAAAATCAAAGCTATATGTCCACCCTCATATAGTAGGGAGATAATCGGATCACCTCGATTTCATCGAATGGCACCAGCTGCGCCAATTAGAAAACCAATCACACCACCTGCGGCCCATGTATCACGTTGACGCCGTAAGCGTTGCTCGGTTCTTCTATTATTCTTGATTTCGTTCCTCAATTCGTCTAATGAGTTCGAGGCTAGAGTTAATCTCTCCTCTTGCTCTGTTATTTTGCTCGAGGCTTTCTCTAACTCTTTCCCCTGTTTCTCGTTGATTGCTTTCAATTCGCTCAATGCTTGTGTTCTCTCGCTGTTGATAGCTTTCAATTCTGTTAATTCGTTCTCCTGCGTCATGGTTAAGCTGTTGGCTTGTTCCAATGATTTTGTTGAGTTCTCGATTGAGGCGTCGGCTTTCATCAAGTGCCCTTTGAGTCTGTTCCAATCGCTCAATGGCACGGTGATAGTTGGCTCTGGCTGCGAAATATCCGCTTGCGAGGCTGCCAATGCCATAGAGGAAAAGCACACACAAAGCACCAATAATAAGCCGCTTAATAGTAACCTTAGATTTAATCGTTTCGAGGTATGTCTTAATTTTCTCATACATGATAACCCCCTTATTTAGTCCATATCACTCCAGCGAGCCTCATAACCTCGCACATCAACGTGAACGAAGTCTTGATAGTAATATTTACCTATACCGTCGGCGCCGCATTCCTCGGCAATCTGTGCAAGATAGTCAACATCAATACCGTCATAGGTGATATCAGCCGCTACACCTTGCGTATGATAGGAATTTTTAACGCCGCTTACTTCCTCATTATGCTCTGGGCAGCGGTAGCCACTATTAACAGTAATAGGAACGCCCAAGCGTTCACGAATTTTGTCTAAGACGTCTACAAGTCGCTTGTCGATGATGTGATCCAGTACATTATGGCCGTTTTCATCTACCGCATGACGCTCGCAATGACAAGCGAACTCATAATCGTCAAAATATTCCCCAATTTTCATAGTTTTTTTACCCCCAATTATAAAAGGCTGCACCCAGTACGAATGCAGCCTATACATTATTATTTCTTTAAAATCATATCAATTTTTGAATGCACTATATCCAATAGCCCAGTTACTGTGCTGTTTCCGCCGTCTCGCATATTCTCGAGAATAGAAAGGAACTCAACAGAGCCAAGATACAGCCATACTAGATTAACAGCGAAAGCATAGTTTCCAGCCATGAAGTCAAAGCACCATGCTGCAGCAGTAGCTAAGCAATACGTTAATACTTTTGTAACAAATGGCTTTCGCATATGCTTTGAGCTGATTAAGCCCTTACCCCAAGCGGCAGGAATAGCGATATACTTATCAGAACCGCTTATATTCTCTGGGCGAGCCCCTAAATCAATTAGCATTTGATAGCCGATAGCAGCCCATTTAGTTACTAGGTCTAATAATACTAGTATTATAAAGATACCCAACACCTGAACATGCTTTAGGCCAATCATATAGATAGCTACCTCAGCAATAATAGCCAAGATAGCTTTAAGCACAAAGGACTCTGTAAGAGTTCGCCATGCCTCGCTCATAAAATTTGTTAATTCTTGCATTTGTTCCCCTTACACCATTATTTATTACGCTACAACCCAAGATTTAGAAATTTTATCAAAACGCTTGGTTTGATTTTGATTGAAAACAGTTGTTTGACTTAACTGAGCAAGAGTGATGAGTGCATCAACATTTGAGTTTTCATTAACAATGACAGTGAGCGGCTTTGACGGCAAGAAATCATCAAATAATGATGTATCTGTTAGAGAAAATAGAGGAATATTTACATATGAAAGGCTACTAGAAGAAAAGTTTGTATTTCCAATTCTTTTAGCCTTAGGGAGATTTACTCTCTCTAATTTCCATAAAGAATTAAATGTATTGTCTTTTACTGTTGTAACTTCTGGGAAATCAATCTCTGTAATAGTATTATCAGAAAAATCATTAGGCCCTAATTCAGTTTTTACATCATTATAGCCAGCTACACGATATGTGCCGATAGACTCACCTAATAGGTTGAAGTATTCGAGTTCAATATCATCAGCCATAAATGGGTTGTCTAAATTTAATCTGCCGTTGCCGTCGTCTCCGAGGCTTACGCCGTTTTCTGCGCCTTTACCACGTAAAGCAACTTTAAAATGAGGCGTGCCATATACATTGATATAAAATTGTCCTTTTAAAGGTCTATCAAATTCAAGAGGCTTAACAGGAACATCAATACTATTACCCATTAGCTCGATAAGCTTAGTTAGTATTGTATCAAGTTGAGCGTTAGGCAAATAAATATTCTTACGTTTTAATGCCGTAAATGCATTAGGCACCTCAACTTTTGCTTTTAGGGATTCCAACCACTCTTGACGAGTACCTCTAAAGCCCTCTAGTTGAGCAATATCATAGGCACTTAGGCCGTCAGCACCATTGCGGCCGTCTGTTCCGTCAACACCTTTTAAGCCCGGAATGTTAATATTCATATTAATAGGTTTTTCGCCTAAGCCTAGATTTATATTTAGAGGTTTATCAGCTAATTCAACTAAGATTTTTTGAAGTTCGTTTGGCATAATTATTTCTCCTTTTAATTAATGCATTGATACATCACGAATGAATGCTATATCACCCATGATCAGCTTAAATGTGTTAGTGTTTACTGTGAGGAATACATCATATTCCCCTTTGATATAGGCTTTATCGATTTTTAGCGTTTCAGCGCTTGGAATGGTAACGTATACAGTCTTATCCTGTATTACCGTTTCAGCCTCACATAACAATTTACCTTGACCAGTTCTAATCTTGCACACGGCCTGACCGTTTGAAATATCCAAATCAGTGGCGAGCGTATATGCTCGCCGCCAATCAGAGCCTATGTGTAATATTTCATTTTGTCGCTTTACCCAGTCCACTAAATACCCCCTTACCAGAATGAAATTATTAATAAATCAGCCTCGCCATAATAACCAAATCGGCCACTATTATAAAAGAAATAGAAATAGCCCTCTTTAGTTACGCCGCAGCCTCTGTACCAGCGGCCGTCATTGTTTTGACTAGCTGCATTATTCTTCGCATATCCTCGGCCATATGAGAAAGTTCCGCCACTTGGACTGTCTCCGTTTGGAAAGAAAACTCGATTTTGCAACGGCTCGCCATGTAGCCAATATCCGCCTTCGAGGTCGTCCATTCTTCCGCCGTCTGGCTTATTATTCCAATACATAGAGTATCGGCTATTGAAGTCATGTATCTGGCGCATATCCTCATCACTAAAATATCGGCCATTTAATTTATATGTGGCCTCTTTATTCATTTTTATGTTAGTTGCATAGAATAAACAGCGCTCGTAATTGTATCCGTTAGGCAGGTTGATTTTTTGGCCGCTAACTACATGCAAACTCATAAAGTTAGTATTTTTAAGCGGTTCGCCATTTGCATATACGCTGTTTGCGTCTATCCTAGAGCCTGTAATATTTACACCTCTGATATTGCCCTCTGCGTCAACGCTAAATGTATTAGACGCATTTTTAATAACAGTACCTGTAATAGTGCCGCCTCGCAAATCGCCTATATTGGCCGAGATAGCTGCTAGGTTGTCAACATGGATATTATCGGCGGTAACTGCGCCAGCTTGTATCATGCCTCTAGCGATAATATTTTTATCAAATAGAGTTTGTCCAGTAACATGCAAAAGCTTTCCGTCAATCTTAGTGCCTGCTGGTGTTAAGTTAATACGGCTTATAAGTTCCTTGCCGTCGAGCTTTCCGAGTGCATTTGTTACTTTGAGCTCTATTCCGTTGGATATTTGAGTGATTTGTGAGTTTACATTACTGTTTAAATCATTCAAAGAGCGCTGGAATGCACTTGCTTGGTCGATGAGTTTGTTCTCAAACCCATTAACGCTAGTCTTGACTGTGCCAACTTCACCCTTTAGATCATTAATAGCCTTATCCATATTAGATATGCCGAGGCTTTCCATATCGAGTAGCTCTTTATCAATTTTAGCTTTAACTGCCACGCTCACGGCCTCTGTAGCAGGGCCCTCGCCGAATATATCAACATAAGCCACTTTTACGTTGTATACTCCAGCCTCTAAAGGAATACTTAAAGCGTTTGTAGTAGTGAAATACACCTTACTATCAATGTACACATTAGCGCCCTTACAATTCGCAGGAATAGCCTCGAACGTAACGCCTATACCGTTAATATTAGCGGTTGCTTTGGCGCTGGCAGGCTGTTTCGGTATTGGCACATTATAAGTTAATTCTGCAGGTGCGCCATAGCCTTTGGCTGGGTTATGAGCATATAAATAAACCTTACCAGTCCGATTGCGTAGCGTTCCGCTGTATGTAGTGTTATTACTGCGGCCAATTAAGCCGTCATTTTGGCCAGCGTTTAAGTCAAGCCTCAACTCGTAATAATCAACATCGGCATTACGCACCTCGAGCCAGTTGAAATGCGCCATATCGCTGAATGAAATAGAAAAGCCTAGAGGCTTATTCGGAATTTCACTCTTTAGCTCTACAGTAATGCTCTTAGATACGCCCTGCGAGGTGTTTCCGTGAGTATCTTTAACTACGGCCTTAACCTCGTATGTATGGCCTAATTCGCAGCCGCTTATAATGACTTGCCCCTCACCAGCGCCGCCATATTTCCATTGACCGTTAGGTTCTCTATACCATACCTCAACTGTATCAAGGCTATTAATGTGAGGCACGTTAAACTCTGCCACCACATCAAATGACTTAACTCGATTAGTGATCTCGTAGTATTTAGTGTATAGAGTTAGGTCTGTAACCTCTGGTATGAAATAAGGCGTCAAGGTGTATGGATAAGCCTGTACCTCATCGAGCCCTTGCTCGTTCGTGCCGAAGATATTCATTGATGTGAATTTAAGGTATATTGTTTTTCCTATATCCTCTTTTCTGTAAGGGTAGCGGAAAAGCGCCTCATCTACACGAATAAACCGCTCACCAGCGTTATGACTAATTGCATTAGTGCCGTATTGTCCACGTACAAGGCCGCTCAATAAAAATTGATTATTAGGCCCCATAGTAGCGCTCTCATAGCTCAACGCCTCGCCATTCACCCAGCAAAGCGTATTCGCTCGCTCTGCGTCTATATGTGTGCCACCTTTGAGCGTGCCTTGATTAAGCGTAACCTCGCAGGCGTTCGCTGTTTCATTGAATGCCAATCGAGTACGGCCCATTCTAGCCTGTTGACTAATGGATCCTATGCGACTGTAATTCTGGTCGGTGTCAGATAGCCACACAGAACAGCCACCCCAACCAGCTGGCGCATTTACGCCTATGAATACTTGATTACCGCCTACATCGCCAACAGTCTGGAATATAGCCACATCATTGACGCTTGGCGCCTCTTGGCTGTAATCAACAAAAGGCCGCTCATTTTCATGAACGTCATAGCGAGCTGGCGCATAAGTACCAGCAGGCTTGCCCTCTGCTGTAAATTCGAGTTGGCCGTCTGCTGCCTCGTTTACCGCCGTAATAACTACAATCTGCTTATTTAATTGGCAGGCCTCATCGGTAAGCGTTACTAAATCGCCTACCTCAAGAGTACAAAACGCCCAATCAAGCCTAAACGTGTATTGAGTTTTAGCATACAAGCGTTTCATAGCCAGCTGTTCAGCATAGTATTGAGCCCTAGCCTTTGTATATAGGTAGTGAGCTGTTTTCTTTGAGGCTGGCTTTAAGCCGTTTCTTTGTACGTCGGCCACCACCTCAAAGGATACTGTTTCTTTCTCATATCCGTTGGCACGATTAATAAACTCTACTGCAGCCTCATTGAACGCCTCGCTCGTATCTTTGCGCTTATAAAGGATAAGCTGGCCGTCGGTACCTGCAATAAAATCATCTGCCGTGAGGTCGTATTGAATTTGGTTCGCAGGTGTCCATGTGCCAATAGGCTTATCGGCTAAAGGTACGATTTTTAGGCGGTCAGTACTCCAAAATACAAGGCTATTCGTAATCTCGGCTATATCATTAATGATCTGTTGAGCCTTAGCGCTCTTTTGTTCTGGCGGTGTACTGATAAGAATATCAGCTGCCTTACAGTAAGCTCTAAAGTTTTCAATGCCCTCGATTTGTACATCGGCCCCAACTGATTGCAACACATGCTCGATATAGTCCGCTGGGTTCACGTCCACGCCGTCGCCTGTATCTCGTAATTTTCCGTATACTTCAAAATTATATTGCGGTAAGCTGCCACGCTCGCCCAAATCAACTACGCCAGCCATATAAGCCAAACCACTATAAGGCAATGCCTTTTCTGGGTGCTTAGAGGTCATATAAGGCCAAGGAGCTTGGGCTGTTTCGCCATTGAATAAAGTGAGCTGTATATTCTCGTTTGGATATTGGAATATTTCCTTATCACGCCACACCTTGCCAATACCAGCGATAGGGCCCTCACATAAGGCAATCGCTGCGGCTACTGTATAGGTGTAGGTAATATTTGTATGCTTTGAGCCGCCACCTTTACCAGTTCTGGTAGTGCTTTTATGCTCATGAGCCGTGAAATCTTCATAATCAATGATATTGCCACTCACTCGAGTTGTACCCAATATCTCTGGAACTACCTCGCCATATGAGGCTGTATTGATTTGAAAATCGGCGATTAAATCGGCTCTGCTGGTTGTGTTTTTACCTCTTGTAAATAGAAAGCCCATTATTCACGCTCCTCTCTATATCTATATACAGCCCTCAACCTAGAGCGGCCTTTCTTATCATAAAAAAGTACATCATCGAGTTTGGATATAATCACGCCATAATCAACGAAAGCATGGATCACTAGCCCTTTGCCGATATAAATAGCCCCATGTGAAATACATCGGCCATACTGATATAGTAAAAAATCGCCAATTTCAAGCGGAGAGCCCTCTTTCACTTCATCGGCGACTTGTTGCACATATTTTAAATATTTCTCCTCAGAATGGTGCAAATGCCACTCATTTGAGTAGTTTTCTATCTGCAAGCGGTCAGCTTTCATAAGGCCACTATCTACGAGTGCGGCCACTAATAAATAAGAGCAATCGACGCCAGCACCTTTCACCATTGAATTATTGGCGTAAGGCGTGCCTAGCCACTCAATCGCAGCATTAGCTATCCTTTCGCCAGTCGTTAAAGTATTCATCTTATGCTCTCCTTTAGTGGAACGTAAGGGGTCGCCCTGTTTCTGTTCCAGTTATTGAATTTATTTTTACATTCACTAGGTGTTTTATTGCAGCCAGCATATATATAGAGTTGGTCTCCGACTCTTGGGCTTACCTCGAGAGCGCTCATATACAGAATTACGCCGTCAATGCTTTGTAATATCTGCGTAGATTGCCCTGCCAATGGGCCAGTGATCCAATCAATGCCGCCTGCTGTGTAATAGCCGTTTGTAAATGGTATGTCAATTCGTATGGAATTAGGGCCAGAGCCTAACGCTGTTACCTTACCGCTCTTTCTGAATTTCTTAATATCAACGCCGCACTCTTTTGAATATACGCTAAATGGGCATTGCGGATAATACCGCCTATTCGGATATTCGATATTGAGCTTTTGAACGATTGATTTCACATTCAGCTTTAAGGTAAGGCCACCGCCTTGACTAACTTCGCATAAGCCAGTAAATAAGCCGACAGCGCCTATAATGGTGTAGTTATCATCAAAGAATGCTCGTTTTAGCGTCATTTGAGCGCCGTCAAAGCCGCCATTGTGAGCTACAGCCATAATAGGAACGCCGCCTATTTTATCCTGCTCATTTGTGGATATGCTAACACTCATCTTGTCAACGCTTACGCTGCTATTAGTGGTTATCTTATCCCTTACGATAATAGGGCCGTCGCTTTTATATATTTGGCCGTTGTATGATACGTCGGCGTCTGAGTCCGCCCAGTAGTAGGTAACCCCACTACGCAAGCGCAACTCGTAAAGGTCGCAACTCATGAAATATTTGTCATTATTGAGGTGATTTCGTAATACCTCATTCACTTCTTTCATAATTGCGCCCCCTATCGAGTTGATACTAACTTGAATGATTTAGATTTGTATACATTTGTAAAGATATACTCGGCTGTCATATCACCGCTGAACCTCACGAGCCAATAATAGGTATAATCGGCTGTAATAACTGCATTCGGCTCAACTGTTTGGCCTGCTGCTAGCTTTATTACGCCTTTATCGCTAACAGCTCGAATAGGTGAGCCATTAGCGTATAATGTAAGGTTTTCAACGTGGTATACAGGTTCTAGGAAATCACCGAACTTACGCACGGCTTGCCATGAACCCATATCGCCAGTGCCGAGCTGAATGCCTTTTTCTTGGTTATCCTCTGGATCAAGCCACAAAAATGGAACTGTACCGCCTTTAGTCTTAGAATAAAAGCCCATAAGCTCCTTATATTGTGCAGGTGTTAGCACTTCAAACTCTGTGGAAATGGTGTATTGTGGATATTTCCAGTTTGTCATAGTGCGAACCTTACCAGAACCAGAGGTCTTTGCCTTGGTATCCCATTTTTGGGCCTTTTGAGACTTCCAAGCCAAAGAGATAATAGTAGGAAATTTCATTAATTCTGCCATATTACCATGTCCCCTCTGCTCCGATAAATTCTCTGTCTTGATTTACAAGGAATTGACGCAACGCCCTGCCGCCTCTGGTTTCAAGGAATGAGCCAAAGCTTTCGGCGTCGATAGCGCTTACATTAAACGTAATGCCACCGCCTGCACCCATGCCACTATTAGATCGATTAATGCCCTCGCCTAATCGGTCGAATACGGTATCAGATAGAGGCAAGACAGCCTCTTGATACTTACCCTCACCGATTTGGGCTATTGTGGTGCCATAAGCAAGGCCACCCTCTGCCAATTTAGGCATGCTCTTAGCACTAAATGCAGCGCCAAAGCTGCCGCCAAAGTTGCCAACTGCACCGAGAGCCGTAGCCTGTGCTATACCTGCCGCCGTGCTGCTGCTCCATGCTGTCATACCTGCCGCCGCACTAGCGCCAAATGTTGCCATAGATACCTGTTGAGCCAATGCGCTCCAAGCTGGTAATTGAGCCTGTGCAGCTGCCACGCTTGCTGCAGTTTGTTGCGACTGTAGCATTTTACCGAGTACGGCTTGCTTTACCTGTGCGGCGATCCATTGAGCTAAACTATCGCTAATTGTTTTTAAAATAGCTTTGCCCATATTTTGGAAAGCCTGCGTAATTGACATTGTGCCTTGCAAGAGTCCAGAAATACCCTCTTGTAATTTATCAATGCCAGCGCTTGCACTCTCCCAAATAGCCTCTTGTCCATTCCAGTGGCTATCCATTACAGCCTGCTGGTACTCATTTAATAGCTCCTTGCGTAGTTCGTAGCTTTGTTGCGTCGCTACATATTCAGCGTCAAGCGCCGACTGCAACGCCTCAAAGTCCTGTGTCCGCATAGCCTCGTCAATATTCCATTTTTCCTCGGCCATTGTGCGCTGTAATTCTAGGTATTTGTCGCTATAATCTCGATGAACTGCTAGCAATTCCTCAGTCTTTTGGCGCTCAAATGTAATGCGTCCGTCCTCGACTTCTTCAAATTTAATACCTCGCTCTTTCAAGGTATCAATAAAATGCTGTTGTTGCATTTTGTCCATTTGAACGAAATCATCGGCGTATTTATCCCATTTATCACCAATAGCGTCGATTGCGTCGGTGTATTCTTTGGTGAATTGCACCATAGGCGAGGCTTGGCCTGTGCTATCTTTGACAGCTAGATTTAACTCGAGATCCTTTCGCATATCACGAATGTTATTCTCGATTTCTCTGAGCTTTGTCATTTCCTCTTGTTTAGCTTTAATGCGTTTCTCAGCATATACAGCGTTCAATAACTCGAGGTCTTTTTGATAGTTAGCATTGGCTGCTTTTGATTTTTCAAGCTCATCAAGCTCTTTCTTGTACTCTAATTCGAGTAGCTCTTGCTTGTTGCCAAGCATTTCAAGGTACGATTGCAAGATCTTTTCGTGTATCTGCTTAGCCTCTTTTTCGAGGTCTTTGCCTTTGCTGCCTTTTCCGCCGCCACCTTTGCCTTTTTTACCTTTGCCGCCGCTAGTGTCGTAATCTCCACCACCGCCGCCGCCAACATCAAGGCCTGTATCACCGCCACCAGATAAGCCACTAAATACTTGCGAGGCCATATCGCCAGCCGTATTTACAATATCCTGCGCTGTATCAGCGCTGATAGTGTCAACCTGTGCAATAGCGGTAAATGTGCCGCCAAAGAATTTAGCTACCTTATCGCCTACGCTATTGAGTTTAGCAATAAGCCAATTTAATGCCTCAATAATCTTATTCACGCCCCATACTGCAGTATGAACGATTGTCGAGAATACCGAGCTTAAAGTGCTACCAAACCCATTGCCAGCTGCCGCCGCCGTAGCAAATACTGTAACCAATGTTACAAGTACAGAAATCAATAAGCCTACAGGGTTGGCTTTCATTACGAGATTAACAACCCTCTGCGCCGCTGCTGCTGCTAATGCACCGCTACGAACAGCAATATAAGCACCTCTTACGCCAGCTAGTACAGCCGTTAATAACGCCGATACTGTTGCTGTTCCTGCCATTGCAGCTCTTAATACCACCATAGCCGCCGCATGTACTTTCGTGGCTGTAGCCGAGGCCACCTCTGCCACTCTATAGGCTACAACTTTGACGGTAAGGGCTGCCGTTTGAGCATTACATAAGGCAACTGCTGCCCTGTAAGCGGTAAATGCCACCACTACAGCCAATATGGCTGCCGACACTCTAGGCATAGTAGTGATAAACAAAGAGCCAAAGCTCCGCACGGTCTGCGAAATAGTGGATATTGCTATCCGTAAGCCTGCAAAAGCTGCGCTAATTAAGCCTATAGATCCTTGCGCTGCTACTGCCATGCCTCTAATTGCTACGCCTACGCCCTCACTTAATGCTTGGAACTCGCCGCTTTGTGGAATTGTAGAAATCTGTTCGAGTACAGGCTGAAAGGCTTGTATTAATTGGTTTTGAATAGATTGACCTACCTCGGCGAATGTCATAGGAATTTCGGCGAATTTCTCGTTTGTTTCCTCTGCGCTGCCGAGTAATGCATTCTTGATGATGTCGGCCGTAATGAGGCCTTGCGAACTCATTTCTTTTAATTGGCCAACAGATAAACCCATTTCATTGGCAATAGATTGGGCTAAGAGCGGAGCATTCTCCATAATAGAACGGAACTCATCGCCCTGCAATTTACCTGCCGCCATAGCTTGGGTAAGCTGGTACATCGCAGCGCTAGACTCTTGAATACTAGCACCGGAAATCTTAAATTGCTTATTCAACTGCTCAACAAAGGCGATTGCCTCATCGTTAGAGCTGAATGCGTCTTTTGCCAGCATATTGAGCTTTGCCACGCTGTCGGCCATATCTATATAGCTACCTCTCGAGCGATTGGCTGCGCCATATATTTTGTCCATGATCTCGGCTGTCGTTTGTGAGCCGTCATTAATTAAGTTGATACGAGAACGTATGCTCGTTAATTCGTCAGCCGTCTGTGCAGCTGCTACAGCCACATCTTTGACTTTATTCGCCACTAAGCCTATACCAGTAACAGCGCCAGCGAATTGCAAACCTTTATTCATTTGAGCCACAATTGACTTTATTTCTGCACGAATACCAGCCGCCTCTTTGGCTACTTTATTACTCGCCTCTGCCACGCTTTTAGGTAGTTCAGAGCTTATCGTATTAGCCACCTTGTTGACGGCCGCCGTAGCCTCTGAGCTGTCAGCACTAATGCGAACATTAATATTGCTATCTGCCACTTTCTAAATCTCACCCCCTGCCTCTCTAAATTCACGGATAAAGTCCGCCTCTGCTTGCCGTTTCTCGGCCTCTGTAGGCGGATATAGAATGTCAATAAATTTCTTCGGTTCGATTGGCTCGGCTAGCTGCGTATTCATGATATTAGCCACCCAGAAAGCTCGGTTTGTATCCTGTAGTTTTTGCCTACGTTCATACCCTCTAACTAACTTTCTGTACTCCATAGGTTGCAATCTCATAAATTCCCATGGTTTCAGCTCTAACACGCTATATGCTATTTCCTCGGCGTTTCGTACCCATAAAGAAAAAGAGGGGGCGCTTTGGCCCCCCTCTAGTTTTTTGCTTGTTCGGCCTCGTTTTCGATAGCTGCCTTATCATCTGGCGTGAGCTCGTTTGGGTACATTTGATAGTACATTTTGGAACCCAAAGCACCGCTTGCAATGATCGCTTGCATAAGTGGTGCTTGTAATGATAAGAGGCTCATGTCTTTGGTTTCATCAGCAAGTAGCTCGTCAAACAATTCATAATATTGTTGAGCATTGCGTTTGTGCTGTTTCATACCGATTGCATAGCCTGTGATAATGCTATTGATTGGCCAAATGCTCATTTGTAAGAGCTCCCCAATAGGTTGCCCTACAGCAGCCTCAAACTCCATGAGGCGCTGCATATTGAACATTAAATATTCGCCATTTTTAAAAAAATCACAATTCACTTTTTTCATAATTAAAACTCCTATTTTTAGCGCTAAGTCAGGAATGTATTACAGGTATTTAAAGGCTACCTATTAGCCTAGCGGTGCTGGTTGTAGTTCAGATAATGGGCCTATGCCATTAAGAGAGCCTTTATATGTTGCCACGCCGTCGTGAGGTGTAGAGAGAGAAAGCTCTGTAACGCTGGCAATACCAGTGAAGAATGTTTTATCTGGATACTCGAATTTAATGTGTACATTGTCGCCGTCCAAGAATGCTTTTTCTAACAATTTCAAACTTTCCTCTTTAGGCATAAGCAATGTTTCGATCGCAAAGCTCCACTCTTTAAGGCCTGCGATAGTGGACTTCCAACCACCAGAGCCCTTATGAGAGGCGTCGATAGAGTCAGCCTTACGAGATAAGTCGCCAGAGCGTTGACCGCCTAACAATAGCCATTTAGCGCCTGCTTTTTCGTTTGTACCTACATTCAAATATAATAGGTAGTTTTTGCCTGCTGTAGGCATATCCACGGCCGCTGGTTTGTATAATGTTTCTGCCATTAATAAATACCCCCTTTAGTATTTAGGTTTTCTTTTAAATCGTACATTTTAGCCTCAAATCGGTATTGTGTGCCAATAAAAGGCCTCATGCTGTCGTGATCGTCTGTTTTATTTGTGCAGCGAATATCGATAATTTGATAGCCGCTGTCTTGCAATACGCAATACTCTCCATTAAGTGCGCCACATTGTTCTCTAAAAGCAATTAAGATTTCCTCTATCTTGCTTTCAAGAGCTGCAATCTGCTCATAAGCTACATCGAACTCATGACTATCTGATTTAGTCCAGCATTCAATGTAAAACTCTTGTTTGAGCATATTGTGCACGTTATCATCGGCAGGCGTTGCCTCGCCTCGTCCTAGCATTACCATTCCGAGTGTATCAACGCCAGCATTTTGAGGATTTAAAAAGCCGAGCTTGACTTGTCCGTCAAACCCAGCTTTCTCGATTGCGTATTTAATTTTATTCAATAATTCGAGCCACATATTAGCCACCTCGATACAGAGGAATACTTCTATATCCTGCATACTTGGACGGCTGCCCTGTGAGCTGTTCCGCTGTGATTTGGTTTTCTAAAACCGCTATTCTATTGTTGATATATTTCAACTTCTTAGAATAATAATCATCATCTTGGCCGTTTCTGCTGTATTGCCCAGTTAAAGAGGCGCTCTTATTCATACAAGTTTCTCGGTAGCAATACAATGTTACTAATTCGTCTACAACGAACGATCGTATTACGTCGCCCTCTTGCACGCCTAACTTTTTAGCCAATACATATAGCCAATTTTCAGCTTTCTTCAACGTGCTTTCCAGCACATTGGGCCCTAGTAGCTCATCATCGAATATCATAGATTGAAATTCGTATAGCATATATCAAACCCCTTACAGTTTAATTTGCAGCTCTGTTCGCTTGACGCCTAGCTCTACATTACGAGCGATCTCGTCAAGCGATACATTAACAGCTTTCGAGAATATATCACGAACGGCCTCACGGCTATTATCAAGAGCCTCATATAAGAATTGGTCTGGCTGTGTACCGCTATGAAATACACGTTTAGCAAACACAAACCCATTGCCGCCAACAGGAACCCAGCGCAAGGACTGCTTTTCTTTTGGGAAAATATAATGCGCTCGTGTTCCTTCATGCACGAAAGGCCCATAGGGTGCGAGGTTGCTGTCGATATATACCTCTGCCGTTTTATCGCCAATCATACGCACATCTATAGCCCTTTCGAGTTGGCCGCTGCGAGAGGTAAAGCGATGAGTGCGTTGTGCCTCTTCCTGTACCTCTCGAGCGCTGGCTCTTATAGCTTGTCGTAGGCGTTTTTCAAACACCTCTCTAGCGTTCATGATTATTTCTTAGTGGACTTTGTAGCTTTCTTCCCCTCGCCGTCTGTCGGCTCTGTTTCTGGGTTTTCATCGCCTACACCGTCCTCGCCGTCTGTCGGCTCTGTGTCTGGTTCAAATTCTGGCGCTAATACAAAGCCCTCATCTAGCCACAGCTCGAGAGTGCTTTCATCGTCCGTGTATCGAACCTCGTTCATACGAATTACTCTGTATTTGCCCATAGTTACCCCCTAATTATGCGCCAAAGTTTACCCACAACGACGCTAAGCGGTTTTTAGGCACCCATACATCATGGAATTTTCTGTAATCGATAGCCCATGCGTCAGCTTGTTGGTTCACAGTTGGATCAAAGATACGCATTTTGTCTGTTTTAGACACGGCAATAGCAGCTTTGCGGCTCATGATAAGCCAGTTGATAGCTTTAGCGCCTGTATCAGCTTTAAAGCCGCCTTTTTCTTGGCCGCTAGTTTTGCCGTCGTTAAACACGTATTGAGATTTTAAGCGTGCGCTAGATACGCCAATAATAGGAATTTCGTTATAAGTACGAACACGAGTATTGTATTGGCCTTGCGTAAAGTTAGCTACGTTGAGCATACCTTTAGCGCCTGCTGCCTCGTTCAAAATACCTTGAACTCGTGCGCTCATTACGATTAGCAAATCGCCAGTTTCGCCGATTAAGTCCTCAATTTCCATGATTTCTTTGTTAAGTTGTTTGATGATATTTGTATCATCTGGCGTGAAAGAGTCTGTTTTGCGGCTTTCTTGCTTAGCATATGCAGCTACTTTGGAATAACGATATGCGTCAACTTCTGGAATAACTCGTTCCTTTTGGAATGTAGTCATAACATTTGTCGCTGTTGCCAAGAAGTTTGTTTCGTTCACGTCCATAGAGTCGAGAGAGAATTTACGGCCACGGTCTTGAGTGAGTTTGAAGTCTTGGAATGTCAAAGATACAGCGCCTCGGTTGTAGCCTTCATCACGATCATAGTTAGCCAAGCCGTCAACAGAAAGAGTAGGAATTTTAACAGTATCGCCGCCGTTATATACAACGTCGCCAGCGTTGGCCTCCATAAAGCCAGATGTAGCACTTACGAGCATTTGTTGGTCGAGTACTGTTTGGAAATTTTGCGCCATTTGCAAAGTATTAATTGCCATTGATTATTACCTCATTTCGTCATTAAAAATTAACCCTCGCTAGGCGGTTTAATGCCTGCGATTTTGTACATTTCAGCTAATTGACTATTGCCGTCATTCGCATTGCCTGCACCTGCACCGCTGCCGCCTTTTTGTGTAGTTTTAACGGCGTAAGGCTTATCAGCAAGAAATGCCGTTGCGCATTCCTCGATAGTGCCGATTGTGCCGTCGTCCTTAGTCCAGCCATAAGAGCCGTCCTCTTGAACGCTGATTTGTCCAGCAATGAGCTTGCTGAATGTTTCGGCGTCTGTACAATTAGCTTTTGTTAGCGCTGCGATTGTTTGAGCGCTGATTTCGGAATTAGTACGTTTTTCAATCTCTGCTTGGCGAGCTTTCTCTGCTTGCTCATACTTATCTGTAAGGCCTTTGATTTGTTTCTCTAAAGCTAAGATTTCTGGGCTTTTTTCGCCTTTGTGAGCCTCGTATTCGTCAACCTTACCTTTTAACTCATCTCGAGCTGTCGTTAAATCGGTAATCTGTTTCTCGAATTTGAGGCGGTCGGCTTTGGCTCCCTCGTTAATGCGAGAGATTTCGCCTTTAAAGCCTGCCACGAGGTCTTTACCACCCTCGAGATTTTCAAGTTTTGCGTACAATTCTGCTAAAGTCATGAGTCTTTCTCCTTTTCGTCATGAATTCCGCCACATTTCGCCGCTTGCTACTTTGTGGCAATATAAAAGGCCCATGCATTCACTTGCATAGGCCTGTAAGTCTAAATTATGTATTTTCTTTTGGTGTTCTAGGCTTGAATGTTTCACCATTCCAGCCTCTTGCGTAGTCTTTCCAGTTAGCTTTACCAAGTTTTACCTCTTTACTTCCGCTTATACCGAGTAATTTCTCTCTATGATCACGAGAAATAGACTCTATATATTGCTTTCCGCCCTCGTCTGTATTGTCTTTCGCCTTTGTAATATCTACTTCAAAATCATAGATAGGCGATACTCTACACATACAATGAGGGTGAGCAGGTAGCGTAGGAAATTTATTTTTAGGATAAACGCCCTTACCTAGCCCATATAAATCGGCGTTAGCGTAAAAGTCGCATATATCATAGCGAGGGTGTCGGCTTGATAATGTCCATTTCAAAGCCACTACATCATCATCATTGATATATCTGTTCATTTGGCCGTCGGCGTAAGCCCTAGCCATTTCTGTGCGAGCTATCCTTTCGGCGTTGTATCGTTCCTTTTCTTGCACGGCCACAGTAACAGCTCGAGAAAGGTCTATAGCGTTGCCCTCGTCAACTGCTTGAATTAATTCAGAATAGGCAGCTCGTAGGCTAGGCGTTGTATTCTGCTGCACCTTACGCTCTGCTCGCCTAACTACTCGCTTAAATCGAGCTAATTCCTCATCATTGAGCGATTGAGGCGGTTTTAATGCTCTAAGCCGTTCAATATGCTTTGATAGTTTGTCAGTAGCGATAATACCACCCTTGCCATAGCCCTCGAATATCGAGCGAGCTATCTCACGAATGCTTTTCCCTCGTTTCAGCGATTGCTTGATAGCCTCAGCTGTTTCACGCTGCACTTTATGAGCGTTCCGATGTAGCCGCTTAGATAAATTTAAGCCGTCGCTTGCCCAAGCTGCTCGCATAGCCTCGCTAATTGATTGAGTTGTGTAATTAAAAGGCTTATGCCCTGCCACAGATAGCGGCGTGAGTACACTGTGATAAGCCTTATTGAAATTTTCCACCATATCAGCCGTGAGAGGGGCCTCTAGCATTTCCATAATAGGATAAGACTTATAAGCGATTTGAACGGCCTTATCGGCTGAATATCCAAGCGATACTAATTCACGCACCATGCTCTCGAATTTTTCGAGTATCTTATCAAGCGTTTGGCTCGTCTGTGTCATTATCACCACCGTTTAGATCATCATCGTCATAAGTTTGGTCTTGGGCTTTAGTATCGGCCGCCGTCTGCGCCTCTTTAACGATTGCGTCTTTAGTTTCCTTTTCCAAATTAGGCATGTAAGCGTCAATTACTTTCTTTAAGATTTCATTGTCGAATGTGTCGGACTCAAATTCTAAGTCTTTAGCCTGTTGCGCCTGTGTAAGACTTTCAGTAACATCATTTACCTTGAAATCTTTTGGATATTCGCAAAAATACTCTAGGTTATCGCCGCTCCATAGCTTATATAGCTCGATAATGTCGTACTCTGCATTCTCGCAACGCACTGCAAAGGCTGCAAGATTTTGATTAGTACGCTCGAAATCCCATTGCTTAGCCACGCCGCTCTTTGCTTGCTGTACGCCGATTACGCTATCAATACCGCTCATTCGATACATCTCATTAATGAGCTTATCAATTTGAGCCATAAGCACCTCGGCTGGCCCTTTATCTGGTGCGATAAAGTTCGGCGCTTTGCTTGACTCAAATGGATATGCGAGCAAGTTGTCAGTACCGATAGTTACGTCTTGTAAGCCGTTATTATCGACTGGCATAGTTAATATGCTAAATGTTTGGTTGTATAGAATTTGAGAGAGTAAAGAGCATAGGTTATATACATGAGCATTTGTTTTAGCGATACTCAAATACTCTGGCGGCGGCAAAATATCACGCTTACGTGCCGCTCTGCCAAACCATTGAACGATAGGAATACGGCCGATGTTATGCTCGCCTTTGTCGATGAGTTTATTCTCATCATCTGTGATTTTCCACTCGGTAGGTGTCCATGTGTGGCAACGTGCTTTGATTGTACCGTCGGCGTTTTTCAAATATGTTGCGTAAGTAAATAGTTTGAGCTTTCCGTTGTCGTCGAACTCATAATTTACTACGTTTTTAGGCTTAACCGCCGTGAGATAAGGCATAGACCTATTAGCCAATGTTTCAGCCAAAGAGCTGCCAAACTCGCTCACGTTATCAGCCACGATATACATAACGCCATAGAGCTTAGCTGCTATAGCATTTTGCTCAATAAACTCTTGCAACGATGTGCCTTGGCGGTCTACATCATTAATGAACTCATCAAATAATACAGATTTGCCGTATTCTCGCTTGATTTCGTCTTTGAAGATAGGATCTACAGAGGCATTCAAAATAGGCCCTGTGTAATTTAAGTAGTAAGCTATCTTACGTCTAAAAGCGATTGACTGCGTACTCTCTCGAGCGTGTTCCGTAATCGCCATTCCAGTAGCGAACATACCGCTACCATAATAGGCGTCATGTAACAACTCATACTCCTCTAATCGAGGATTATTATTAATTATTGCCATATTGCCCCTTTCTAATTAATGTTAATTCTGCCGCTACGAACCTGCGGCGCATTGATTTTCTCTGCTATGCCTGTGAGTGCGTCTGGGCCGTCGTCATGTGCATTCTTGCCCTCACGTTGATACTTTGTAATATCAGCGGCGAATTGAGGCCACCTATCACGCCAATTTCTAGGCATATATACATGGTTCATCACCCAAGTTGCATTGGAATGAATGCGAGCTATCTTATTGCCACTTTGATGAAACATATTGATCACGCACTTATTAGAGTTATATTTCTGTTTGAGTATGCTTTGAACATTACGGCCAAAGCCTCGGCCACCGTTATTGCTTTCTATGTCAGCCACATTCACGCCGTTACGATGTAGCATGTCCGCTACCTCTGGCTCTGTGGTTTCCATAGCGTCTTTGGTGTACACCACATCAAGGATATACGCCTCACCGTCATACACACCGTATGTGATACTCGCTAGGTAATCGCTGCCAGTATCTGCGGTATCTGTATAGTTCTTAATACAAGAAAATAACACGTTACCTTTATCATCTCGAGGCAACGTGTCATATGTAAGTATTTGGCTATAAAGACAGCCTCGTAAATCTATCGGCACTTGCTGATAGTTGGCGCTGGCAATATCCTCACCCATAGCCCTCACCTTTGACGTGTAAGAGGCCTTAGAGAGTACCTCTTCACACAGCATTGAGCCGTCGTCTTGTAGGGCTTTCATAGTGATTACTTTAGCCTTAAATAACGGATCGTCCTTAAAGTGTTCTATCGCCCTGCCTGCTAAATCATCACTCGCCCAGCGAGTCATGATGATGATTATTTTGCCGCCCTCTTCAAGCCGTGAAAGCATGGTATTGGTGAACCATTCCCAATGTTTTTCTTTCACACTAGCATTGTAGGCCTCTTCGCTATTTTTAATGATGTCGTCAATGATTAAGAGTGTAGCGCCAAACCCTGTAGCTGTACCAGTTGGCGAGGTTGCAAGATATGAGTTAGTATAACCCTCTAAGCTCCATAGGTGCGCCTGTGCGTCGCCTACGGCTACTCTTACATTTGGGAATACATCAGAGAATACAATAATATCCTCATCGGCCTTATTCTCTTGAACTGCATTTCTAACTGATTTACTGAACATTTTAGAGAGCGTTTCATTATAAGAGCCTGTCATTACTTTAATAGCTGGGTTATTGCCCATACACCACTGCGTAAAGTGTTGTGCTGTTAAACTCTTGCCATGTCGAGGTTATGGGGGCAGGTTCATTATAAGCACGTTATACTCATCATTTTTAATAAAGTCCTCTAGCTCGTTGCACAGCTTAACTAAGTACTTACGGCTCTTTTTGTAAAAACCGCCTGTCTTTAACTGGCAATAATAAAAGAACTCACGTCTTGCGAGTTCTCGTTTTGCTAACCGTATGATTTTTTCTTTGTTCTCTCGAACCTGCACGCCCTCACCCCCTTTGCATGACTATATACAGATTGCTGCTATTCGTCGCCTATGAGCTTTTTAATATCCGCCGTATCAATACCCTCAAATGGGTTTTTCACCTGCACGGCTGCGTCTACAACTTTAGTGTCTCGCCATGCCTCTGGGTTTCTGTTTTTAAGCCAGAAAATTAGAGAGGTTGAGTTTGGCTGTACATGTTTAGTAACAACCTTAACAGGAACTAATATTTTCTCTCCTGTTTCTCTATCTTCCATTCCAATTTGTGTAACTTCATCATAAGAATAACCCATAGCACTTTTCAGCAAGGCATTTTCAACCATAATGTCTACTACTTCCTTACCTCTTTTTATGGCCTTAGCAAATTGAGGATATTTCTTTTTCCAATCATACAGAGTTGTAGTAGTAATGCCGATATTATGCGCTATCATTTCATCTGTGAGGCCGTTGCGAGCCCAGCCCTCTAAGCGAATAAGGTTATCGGCCTCTAGCCACTCTTTATATAAGCCTTTTCGGCCTGCATTACTCTTTTTCTTTGTCGCCACGATCTCACCTCTTTTATGTGTAAATACAAAACACCTCGACAGAGTACCCTAATCTCTGCCGAGGTGTTTTGTGTTGTTAGTATGTTTATAGTTGAAAGAAAGGATGATAGAATGAAACGTATAATCACCATTCACCACTAACATAGTACCACATATATTTAGTACTGAATATGACAGCTTTATGACAATTTATAGAGCGTATGCACCAAATAAATATATGCTCAAATCATCAATCCCTTTTTCTAGCCACCTGTAGACATTCCGCTCAACTGTGTTATGCTTTTCTGCGATTTCTGCGATTGTTAAATCGTTGATATACCTATCAATCACGCACTCGCAATAGTGCTTATTGTTGTTAATGCAAGTTGTGCGGTATATCTCGAGCATTTTGTCTATATGCTCGATAATCAGCTCAGTACGTCGCTTACTAGCGAGAATGGTTTCAATCTGTAGCAGTCCTCTCCGATTAAAAACCTCATACAATACTGTTTGTAAGTCGCTAGGTGTGAGGGTATCCTCTGCCTTTGCAATAGCACTCTTACAATGCGCTTTCATAGCCGTGTAGCCCTCGAGTAGCGTTATAGTATTCTTATAGGCTCTTTCGTTTTTCTTTGCCAGCATATCCTCATTACGTCGATTAAATTCGGTTAAGGCTGTTTGTGCTGCTGTTTCTGCTGCAATCTTAACGATAGCCTCAACCTCTAACTCAGTAAAAGTGCGCCCCTTACATTCCATTCAATCACCCCCATATATAGCGAAAACCAGCAGCCAATAATAGTATCATTCCGATTGCAACCAGAACACTAAACGCAATAGCGGTTATGAATATAAGGTTTATACGCCTATTTAATTTTTTCTCAACGGCCAAGTGTGCCGCCAATCGAGCTTTTTCTAATTTTTGCATTCGTCCATAATCTATATAGCCTTTGAAATGTAGGCGATCATTGTTATTCTGATTTTCCAATTCTAACCGCCTTTCCGTCTTTGACTTTGTAAATAATTTCTTCCTCAAAATAAACGCCATTAGGAATGCGATTATTTTTGATGAGCCAATGTTTAAATAGCTTTTCAACGGCTGTGTCGAGTTCTTCAATTTCTTTAGATGTTACGGCGTTAAGTGTTTCGTCGTCGAAGATTTTATCTATTAGTTGCTCATCTGCCTCGCTGATTAAATAATCAGCCATTCCAGCAGTTTTAGGCCACCATTGCGAACAGCGTACCAGATAAAATATATCCTTGCCGCACCTTTGAGCCTCTTTTACGCCTGCCTCTTTAGCCTCTTTTAAGCCATGTATTTCGTTTTCTCGAGTCCATTCATAGCAGCCGCTTTCAAGCGTGATGATGTATGTATTATTTTTCATTGTAGACACCTGCTAATTTTACATTATTTGACTCAGTGCAATGGGTCTCTGCTGTACTCCAGCTAGTCGCACCAAAACCAAAATAATAAACCTTTCCCCCTTCATATTTTGCAAAATATCTTTTTAATGTTTTGCTTTTATGATTGATTATGATAGGAGTATTCACCGACACCTCGCTCCAGTCAACAATGCCGAGCCACTTGCCAATATCAAGATAATTCGGCTCGTTGAAATCTGGGAGTAAATCGCTTAATAAGTCAATTCGTTCAAACTCTCCACTAACATATGTGCGATTTCCCTTAAATTTTGGCGGTTGTTTTGTCGCTAAATATGAGCCTAGTCCTACAGAATGAAAAATGTATTTAAACCCTCTATCATATAGTTTCTGCAATAGCCATTTTCTGCCTTCTTTATCATTCATTTGAATACTCCCTTCCGATAAATTTATCAAATCGCATTTGTACATATCCTATTAGGTTTTCTAAAACTTCCTCTGATATATTGTTGAAAAATTCCTTTTTATACTTGAACCTTAAATCAAAATCACCGTCATACCAGATAATAAATATTTCATTTCCCCTCTCTACAAGAGCTGGCTTAATCGTTCCAGCTTTTCCGTTAATAGCGAGATCGTCGCTGCTTTTTATTCGCATATAATCACCTCGTTATTGTTATTAATATTTTTTCAGTAGTAAAGCTATTTTCAGTTAATTGAACTTTTCTATCTATCATTTTAAGCTCGATAATATCCTCGACGCTTAATACTCTATAGCCCATACCGTCTTTAATTTTTATAAACACTGCACGATCACTGTTCTGATTATCCTTAGCAACCTTACGAGCATATTGTAAGGCTATATTCAAATCATTATCAGTCATATAATCTCTACATTTCAATGTGAGATATTCGCATTTTTGATAGGCTTTAAACTCAACCTCATCAAACCCGTGTTTGAATAGTTCCTCTGTGCTCATCATTTGTTAGCCTCTTTGTTGAGCATTTTGCATAATTCTTGTTTTACATACGCTCTTATATCTTCAACGCTTTTGCATAGTGCATTATGTTCTAAAATTTCAGCGCTAGATATGCTGCTCAAATCAACTCTTACACCACAATTTTTATAACGCCAGATATATCCATATATTCTGGTATTAACTAGAACAGCCTCTCTTTGCTCAATAGAGGGAACGATTATATCGTTACCTATAACAATGGTTAAAGCTGCTCTTAATTCTGTTAAGCCTAGCGCACTTTCAAATCTATTCATGCGCTCCACCTACTTTTTGAGCTCTGCGCTCACATACGCCGCCAATGACACTGCGAATGTGCCAAGAGTTAAGACAATCAATCGCAATACATCACTGCCAGTTACGCCAAATAGTCCAATCAGCCAAAGTACTGCCGCAATAGCAAGCGCAATAAGCTCGATTTTCATTACTAAAATAAGCGCTATAGATACTGTGTATAAAAATGTTTTCATATTTCACCTTCAATTATTTTGTTCGCAACAATAAATAAGACAATCGAGCCTATCATATAAACAATAAGCTTAATTAAGTCGTATATCCCAACGCCGAACAACCCCATAAACCATAACACAACACCAATACATGTAGTTACAAACAAAAACATTGATATAACTACCGCAACCAGGCTTGCAATAACTAGCAAATTATCAATAATTTCTTTCATATATCCGCCTCATTTTCGATTTTCATAATATGCTTACCTATCTCCTCGACTACATTTACAGTAACAGCATTACCAGCTTGCTTATAAAGTTGGCTATTGCTATTTATCGCCGCTGCTTTCTCGAACTGTTCATCTGAAAAACCTTGTAAACGCCAATATTCTTTAGGCGTTAATTTTCTAATACGAATAGATTCATCGTCAACCAATACACCTAGATTATCGCTAGTCGTTAATATATTAGATTGTTGTGGTTGCACTCTTCCTCGGCGTGTTTCACTATCTGGATATGCAAGGTCTATTCCGTCGCCAACTTTAGCCTCTAAATACCCTGTTTTTGTTGCGTTTTTAATCAGCACTTTAACTTCTAAATTTCCACCACCACAAGTATTAATGGTAGGACTAACTCCGCTTACTGAGTACACTCTGCCAGATTGAGGGTTTCCGCCAAAGCCTTTGTTTTCTGTGAGATTTCCAATTTGATCAATAGTTGATTGATTTTCTCGTCTGATAGGTAAAAGCTCTCTGGAACATCGTTCTCCATAATATCCAACAATGTATACTCGTTCTCTGTTTTGTGGCACTCCATAATCTTTGGAATTATACACTTTCCATTCGATACTATACCCTCTTTCGGCCATTTCACCGATAACGTTGAGGAACCCTGTTCCGCCGTCGATTGATAGCAAGTTTTTAACGTTTTCACACACAAGCCATTTGGGTTTATTTTCTTTGCACTCATCTAATAACCTCATAACTTCATAAAACAAACCGCTGCGAGTACCCTCTTTCATTCCTTTTTGTTTGCCTGCGATACTCACATCTTGGCAAGGAAAGCCGAAAGTCCATAAATCAGCCTTTGGCAACTCCCAGCCTCTAACTTTTGTTACATCATTTCTGAACCATAAATTCATTGTGTTATACATAGCTCTATACGAGGCCTGTGCAAATTTGTCAAACTCACACCAGCCAACGCATTCCATACCAGCACGTTCTAGGCCACTATGAAAGCCGCCTATTCCGCTGAAAAAGTCTATAAATTTCATATTTCCCCTTTCCTCACTGCCCATAATACTTAGGCTTTCCGATACGTCGGCGTACCTTATTGGTAGTATCCTTAACATATCCCAATATATCGCCGCTCTTATCTCGAGCCTTTCTCTGATTTATTAAGCCGTTTGAATACTTTGTATAAGGCTCGCATTGTGCATGACAGCCTACAATTCTGTATTCACAGCCTTTGCATGGTGATTTAAGCATTCGTTTACCCACAGCAATTTTGCAAAATATATGAAACACTCATAATGTGAGAATAATTCTTTACAATAACTGGCATTTCTTCAATAAATTTAGAAAATTGTTCGTCGCTTAGGCCTTGCATGAATTTTCTTTGCTCTTTTTCAAATTCATTTCTCGCTTTGCGTGCCTCGTTTATTGTTTTATACGAACCATAGCGGCCTACGTTATCACCGCCATTGCATTCTATTAATACTACCGTATACATTTATTCACTCCCTTTTAGTTGTTCTTTCCATTCACTTATTGTAAATACAGGCATTCCCCTTTTTAAAGCATGATCAAGCTCGCCTTTGCAACCCCTGCTCGTTTCCCAGCCGTCGCAAAGCACTAGCACGTCGCAATGGCTTAACAAGCCTAAGCAAATATCGAGCCCTCGCTGGTACTCGTCGCCAGTAAGATACATGAACCCATAATTATGAATTGGCGAGACGTAATCGTGCTCGCTGTCATTCATTACTAAGTCATTCATGATTTTATCGATTTTTAATTTGTTGCTTTCCTTACCGCCGTAAGGGTGAGCGATGTATACTAATTTCTTTTTCATTTCCTTATCTCCCATTTTTGAAAAACACAAGCCAAATTGTCTTACCTCTACGCTGTCCAATTATCGGCTTGCTAGGCAATAACCCCTTTACGTCTGAAAATAGCACCTGTTCCTCATTCCATTTAAAAATAAGCGTTCCGTTCTCTTTAAGCACTCGCCAGCACTCTGAAAGCCCTTGTTTAATATCATCTTTCCAGTTAGGCCCCAGCGTTCCATATTTAGCTTTCAAATATGATGTATCACCTGCATTTTTTAAATGTGGTGGATCAAAGATAACTAAATAAAATGTTTCATCATCAAAAGGAATGCTTTTAAAATCTGCCACTATATCTGGGTTTACTACCAACTTTCGGCCGTCGCATAGAGTGGTGTCTAAAGTACGATTATCCATATATAGTGCATTATCATATTCTTTATCAAACCAAAACATACGAGAGCCGCAGCAAGCGTCTAATATCTGTGCTTTATTGAATGAGTCGCTCATGTTGAACCTCATTTATGCCTTTGATTTCATCTATTACAGCAGCTTTTGCCTCATTAAATAGCTCTGTATCCTCACCAGCTACGATATACAAGGCTTGCTCTGCTACATCGCAAACAAAGGATAATAACTCTACCGTGTTACACTCCTCTGCTGTGAGTGAAAAGTGCTTGCCGTTATATTCAGCTTTAATAGTTCTGCTCATAAGCACCTCTTTAGTCATAAATTACTAGCTTTTCGATTTCGAGTTCTACTTCATCAACGCATACGTCATGAGTACCCTCTATCTTGCCGCAGTCAACTGTAATCTGATCGTTGACAGTTTGCAAAATTTGAGTTTTTAGCTCTTGCGCCTCGCTTTCGCTCTTTGCGTCGATTGCTATATCCAATCTGATTGCGCCTGTTAGCAGCAACCTGTATTCTGTTTCGCTATTTGTCATGGTGTGTGATGTCCTTTCTGAAATAGCTTTCTAAATTCTTTGTAAGAGATAGAGGTAGGGGCTTTAGGTTTTTCGTAGCCCCTAGTTGGTGCAACCTTTCGGCTTTTAGGCTTTTGAGTGGTGTCGCACTCTCTAGCTTTTTGCCGTGCGTACTCATCGAGTAAGACAGTATTTTTATTAATTGGCTGAATAGTGATCTCTGCCCTCGGTCTGTCTTTGTCAATGCCTGCAATTTTCGAGCCGTCATAATTGACGATGTATTTATCGTCATCAATCACGCCAGCCGCTTGCAGTATGTCGCTAGTTGCTTGTAATAGGCCAACCAAATCTGGCCAATGCGCTCGATTTTGTAAATAATAGCAGCACCGAACCGCTACCGGCCCATGAACAGCCTGCACTCGAGCCAGCTGCATAAGAGCAACTTTTTCATATGTTTTAAACGCTTTTGACGGTAAGAGTACACGTTTATTGTTGATGAGTGCTATTCTGCTGCTGTTTTTTTTCGTTCTTGGTTGGCCATGTATTACAATTTCCAACTTTACACCTCTATAACTTTCAAATCATTTTCTAATTCTATGCGGAAAATTTCGTTATTTTGCACCCTCTAGCTATTCGCTCGATAATTCTATCGTGAGAATTTTAAACTAGCCTTATAGGTCGTTTAAATGAATTTTTATCATCTGTGAGAGCCGCCCATAAAAACGGCCTCATTGTATTCGCCACGCAATCGATCATAGATACGCTGGCTGTAGTTGTCCTTTGTCCAGCTGTCGCTATAGTTAGTTGTGAGGATAATTGGCCGCATTCGGTTATAGCGGTCTATGATTATGCTTTCAACCTTTGCCGCTACCCATTCAGATTTTGAATACTCAGCCCCAAAATCATCGAGCAGTAAAAGCGGTATATTCCGCAACTTTTGCTCGTAGCTCATGAATGCCACACTATCGCCTTTGGATAAGGTGAGCATATTGTCTAAGAGATTTGGCATTGAGATCATTAAGCACCCTCTGCCAATCGCTAGCGCCTCTTTTAAGAGGCACACACCGAGAGAGGTTTTCCCTGTTCCAGCTGGGCCCCTTAATATGAGCCCCTTTCCTGTGCTTAGGTTTTCTTCTAGGTGCTGCCTGTAGTCGCTCACTATACGATAGGCCTCGGCGTTTTCCTTTGGGAATGTTCCGTTTTTCTTTAACCACTCAAAGCTCATATCGTAGTAGCGTTTAGGTATGCCAGACACTCCATAGGTCTGACTTTTATCCTTTTGAATAACCATAGGCTTATCATAGATAGGCTTAAAAAATTCATAATCAGCCTTTGCCGTGCACCCTTTCGTATTCGGCCTGCCAATCGACTGCCTCTTCTTTAGCTTTTCGATTGCTGCCGTTACGTCTATTTTTTTCATTTCCTAACCTTTTATTTTTCAACACGCCCTCAACGTATTTAATTGAGGTTTTCCCTCTATCGTGTGTGATCTCGATAGCCTCTACTACTTGCTCTGGGCCATATTCATCAGTAAGAGTTTCTAAAGTTTCTTTTATGAAAGAAGAGATGTCTCCGAAAGTATTTAACCAAGTTGAGAATACATCGTTTTGAATTACTGTATTTTTCTCTTTACTTTCCTTTACTTTACTTTCCTTTACTTTTACTTTACTTTCCTTTACTTTACTTTGTGTACTTTTGTATACATTAACTGGGGTTTCTGCAACATTAACTATAGTTTCTGCAACATTAACCCTAGTTTCTGTATACATCATGTCAACATTAACTAGGTTAATGTCAGCATTAATTTTTACCGATTTTCTGCGCTCTGTGATTTTAAGGTATCGGTTTTGTATTCCCTCAGATGTTAGAACTCGAAAATTGTCGTAAATTCTAAATGAGAATAACCCAACCTCACACGCTCGATTTATGACATTTTTTACATAGTCAGTATCAAGGTTAGTATCAAGAGCGATGAGTGCTATATCATCATCTTTAACGTTCATGAAATAGCCCTCGTCTCTGTATATCGCTGCGAATATGTATATCAGCACAGCAATAGAACTGGCCCCACACGAAAGCATGATTTTTCTTATTTTTAAATCACTCAAAAACCCTACATCAAGAGGGAAATACTCAACCCCTTTCGCTTTAGGTCTTGCCATTATATAAACTCCTTATCTAATAGGTGCGAATGTGATAATATCTCTATCATTCGTCTTACAATACAGCCCAATTTGTAGGCCGTAATCTAAAACACTTTTTATAGTGTTAGCTTGTACTCCTGTTTCCTTTTCAGTGCGTACCATAAAGGTAGGTGTATAAGGAATATCAACCAGTTTCAATGCTGCGATATGATCCCTCACTTTTACCCAATCAGCGCCGAACTGAGCGAGCATTTTATCATTGTTATTCATGACCGACTACATCGCCTGTGTTGGCGTCGATAATCTCGCCTGCCACGTTGTAGGTTTCGCCTTTCGTTTCCTCTGCTGCTGGCTCTTCATATTCGGCGTCAATGGTTTCACCGCTGAAATCGACATCAAAATCGCCGTCTTTATTCATGCTGATTACGCCGCCGTCATTAGAGAGGGCTTGGCTCATTTGAACACTTTCAATGCTTAAAGGCCCAAACTTGGAAAGTAGGCGTTTGAGTACCGTTTTCTCGGCCATGACGTTGAAGTCAGCGAGGCCCCATTTATCAGTACCACCCTTATAGTTTTGGCTGTATTTCTTGGCATGCGCTTGCATTTCTTCAAGCGTCATGAATAACATTTTTTCAAAACCATTAGTTAGGCGGAAATAAGCGAGATAACCAATGACTTTGTCGCCTGTACGATTGCCGAACTTGAACTTATCTAACAATCTATTTTCATATTCAAGCTCGCCCTCGTATACAGTTTTGGCGCCAATATCAACATATTGGCCGCTACGTTGTGCAAGCTGAATATAGCCTTTATAGCCTAGCTGGAACTGTGCAGCACCTTTATAAGGCACAATATAAGCAAATCCTAGAGATTGATTAATCGGCAAGTCCAACATAGCAGCCTGTGCAGCTGCGCCAATTACTGTGGCAGGATCTGCTTTCATCAAGTAATTATTGTTATTTGTAACTGCGATAATGCTGCTCATAAAGCCAGCTGCTTTCTTGCCTAGCATTTCCTCGAATTTTTTCTTATATGCTTGACTTTCTAGCATGCCTTTTAATGTTTTAGCCTCTTTTGCGGCTGTGATAGTGTTTTTCTTTAATTCAATTCCAGATACTGTAGCCATTATTATTTATCCTCACTTTCTGGGAATGCGTCGCCTTTTACACCTGCGATATATGCTTTTAGAGATACGATTTCAGCTTTTAATGCATTGACTTTATCTTGGTAATTATCGATTGTATAACCTTTATATCTGAGATCATCTTCTAGTTTTTTATTACGTTCTTTTAATTGCTCAATTTCGGCAAGCAAGTGTTTTCTCTTTGGCTTTTGCTCTACTGTTTCAATTTGTTTGTTTTCTGTGTTTTCCATTATTTTTTACTCTCCTCAATTACCAATTCTTTATTTTCAAAGTCGATGTATATGTTATGAGCCTCTGCTTTGTGTTTACATGCCCTTACAGCCGTAATTTTTATTTGAACTTTAAAATCATAAGGAACAGCCTCGATAACTTTTCTCAAATCATTAACATGCATTTATCTCACCTCAAAACGTCGGCTAGGCTCACCCTGTTTGATATAGTTTGTATATAAATCTGGGTGATCGCCCTTAAATCTCTTATTATCAAAAGTCTCTCGAGGCTTGCTCGATTTCCAGCTCACATAATGCTCACCACATGAGCCTTTTTCGTTTTCACCTAGAGCGTCTTTTAAGAGGTTTTCAATGCCTCGCTTTTTAGCCTCTAGCTCTGCGAGCTGCTCTTTTAACTCAAGATAATCTACAATCACATTGTTATATTGAGCTGATAGCTCTATCGCTTTGCCGTTGCTGTGCTTATATAGTTTTTTCAAGGCCTCGCTGCAAGCCTTGCTATCGTCTGGCGCTGGCATGGTTTTTGTTTCTACTAACCGCCAAAATTCCGCCCCAGTATCAATAATTGCTTGAATGACTTCATCATTTCGCTTAATTTCTTTGTAGTAGAATGTATTTCCACCTACTAGGCAGGCTATCCACCAGCTCGCCTTGCCTGTGACTGCCATATAATGCTGGCACTGCACATAATAAGCGTCTGGCACGCTGTCGTCTTTCCACTCATCGGCCTTGAAAGCATTCGCCGTCTTGCATTCAAGGCCAGCGTCTAGGCCAACGATTTCTCGGTCGATATTGGCGAGTAAATATGGATATTCCTCACTCTGTAATGTGAAATTATTATTACGTACCTTGTATCCAGTACGCTTTGCGAACTCTTGGGCTACAATATCCTCGAGGATATTGCCCCAGTACATTGGCTCGCTTTCTTTCTCCTCTACTGTGTCGCTGGTTTTGTCTAACCACACATCGAGAGGGCTGCGCCATTGATTAACGCCTAGCACGGCGCTCATATCAGAGCCGCCAAGCCCTAGCTTGCGAACTTTTAGCCACTCTTCACGAGTAGCGCTTTTGCTGTCAAAAATCTTTTTGTACATTGTGTGATGTCCTTTCTTTTCATTAGAAAATAAGATATAATAATGTTGTGTGATGTTCCTCTCTTAATTGATTGGAATATAGGGCCGTTCGCCTTTGGTGAATGGCTCTTTTTTTATGCCAAAATACAGATCATTGAGTAGATACTGTATAAGACAGCTAGAAATGTGCTTGCCATGCATAGCGCTGCTAGTACCTCGATTACCATTTAACAAGTACCTCGCCAGTACACCACCAGTATGCAGTGGCAAAGAAAAAAAACAATGTTAAGAAAGTGAATAGAGCCATTTGTAACGATGTAGGCTCATCACTTTTGCCTAACCGTCTAGCTTTCATCGGCTTTCTGTGTCTTGCTTTTAATTGTCTTGTCATCATATTTTTATTTCCTTTCTTTAAAGTGATATACCAGCTGGCTTAGAATGTCGTCGTACACCCAGCCCATTAATTTGTGAGCTTTCTTTAGTTGTTGTGTTCTTGTTTTCATATTTCTTTTTTCTCCATTCCTTAAACGCTGCTAGGTTTTGAGGGTTACTGTAAAAATTGTGTATTTCATCAATGAGTAGCGTCATTACATCACGCCCTTACATACAGCCTCAATGCCTCGAGCTGTGAGAATTTCATGAATGCGTAAACGGCCCTTTTGAGTCCATTTTGTTTGAATTTTGCTATCAAGTCGGCCGTCATTTCTGGTAAAAGTAAAGGTTTCCGATTTTGTATATCCCTTACCCATTTCAGACTTGTACAATATCCATTGATCGCCTACTTTTCGCTGTATTTTTTCCTCATGTAGAATGTTATTTAAAGCTCTTGCTGTAAGGTCATAATCAGCAGCCACCTGCGTAGTGGTTAGCGTGCTCTTACTGCTTAAAATTTCATCTACATAATCACGAATTGGCTTAAATTCTGCGATTTGTTGCTCTTGTTGTGCAATAAGCACTTTTTGCTCATTGATTACGTTATTAGCAATCTTTAAAGCTCGGCTCATTACTTTTTCTGGGCTGTTCCAGTCTTTTTCTACTGCGATAAAATACTCTCGAGCCTCTCGGCCTTTGTCATTTCTAGCAAGCATACATAGCTGTTTTGCCATTTCAATGGTTAAGTTATGATCTTGTTGAGGTCTACCGCCTAGAGGTTTTTCACATTTTTGTGATAAACCTACATAGTCAAGGTTTTCAGTAAACCCATAATCACACATACGCTTAAACCATTGAGTATATGGTGTTTTAATTTCTAGGAACATATGCAGCGCTCTGCCACTTACATATTGCTCGTCATTCTTGCTCACGTTGATTGGAATTAGGTTCATTGTGTGATGTTCCTTTCTATAAAAAGTAATCAACTGTTACGCCGAAATAATCGGCGATTTTTTTAAGAGTTGTAACACTTGGCTTATAATCGCCTTTGCGCCACGCTGTAACAGATGATGTATGCAAGCCTAAATCTTTGCACATTCGATAAGCTGTTACGCCGTTCTTTGTTAAGAGAACCTCGATTTTTTTATATTCCATTGCCTCACCCCTTTCTATGTGATAAAATTAGTTAAGAAATATTAATTAATTTCTATTACGTCAAGTTTTCTTAACGTTCCCTATGGCTATATAATAGCACAGAAAACTGAACGTACCTAGTAAACTTTTCGTAAATCTTTCTTAACTATTTTATAAAGTAAGGTCAGAAAAATGTACGAAAGATTTAATAATTTGTTGCAAGAAAAAGGGTTGACCGCATACAAAGTAGCAAAGGCTACTGGCGTGTCTAGATCTACCCTCGCAGCATGGAAAAAGAAAGAATACACGCCAAAAATAGATAAGTTGCAAAAGTTGGCCAATTATTTAGGGGTATCGTTGTATTATTTAACTGGCGAGGTTGACGATTACGACATAATGCGTCAGCAAAAGATAGACTTTATTCATCAATGTGGTATTGATATTGATTTCACATTGTATGATGATGAGGCTGTCGATGATTTATATGTCGCATGTGCGCTCAAAAAAGATGTGATCCATAATTTAGAGTTGCCAGAAATAAAAAAAGCGCCCTCTACGCTAATGAGCATAGAGAACGCTGAGGGGGTTAATTTAAAAGCGGTACTCGAAAAGGATAATATATTGTCTTATGATAAGCACATCATTACAGATGAGGAACGCACAACTATAAAAGCGCTTATAGAGGCGTTTTTAAAAACTAAGTAAAGGGAACATTAAGGGGAGTTATGTATTATGAAAAAGTTAATTATTGCTGCTTGCCTATTAGCTAGCATGTCATTTTCTGCTGTTGCTATCAACCCAGCGGCGCCATTTGTACCAGCATATACAACCGAGAAAGGTGTAAATGTTAGCGTGAGAGCTGATTTAGATATAAAAAATTATAACGGCGGCAGCGTTGAAATATTATTGTACACTCAAATAGATAACCCAGAAAAGCCATATATTACATGGAAATTGAACCATTTTTACTATGTATTAGATCCACACGGAACAGGAAAGCCTATATCTGTACTATATCGAGTGGATAGGGTTACAAATTTTTCGAGAAATTCTGATTATGTAATTAGTGGCAGCGTACAGCCTACTCCAATCTTGCCTATTATTGAGGGTTCAGACGAATACAAAACGGCTGTATATGCTTACAATTTCGCTGTGCAAAGTGGCAAAATGGCCGAGGTGCAAGCTAAATATAAAGGCAAGAAATAAAAAAGAGCCCCTATTAAGGGGCTTTATTTATACCTAAAACCAAAAACCGCCGAGCATAAACTTCGGCGGTTATGGTTATCACATCTTTACTTCTTGATAAGATTATACCATTGAAAGGAACATCACACAATGACAAATAATAAAGATTTACAAACAGGGGTTATATACGCTCGGTATTCAAACGATAAACAAAGAGATGAGTCCATAGAGGGCCAAATAAGAGAATGTACAGAGTACGCTCAGCGTGAGGGTATATTGATTACTAAAATATACACAGATAGAGCCCTTTCAGCTCGCACCGATAATCGCCCAGAGTTTTTGCAAATGATCCGTGATAGTGCCAATCAATCATTTAACTATGTCATAGTGTACCAGCTCGATAGGTTCAGCCGTAGCCGTGAGGATAGTGCCAAATACAAAGGCATATTGCGCCGTAATGGTGTGAGAGTATTAAGCGCCAAGGAACATATCACCAATGAGCCAGCAGGTATCATTTTAGAAAGCATGCTCGAGGGCATGGCTGAATATTACAGCGTCGAGCTATCCCAAAAGGTTAAGCGTGGCATGACTGAAAACGCTCTCAAAGGCAAAATGAACGGTGCTGCTATTCCTCTTGGTTACGACCTAACAGAAAGCCACCATTTAGCCGTGAATGCTCACGAGGCTAAGGCGGTAAGGTTAATATATGACTTATACATAAAACATCATTCTATGGCTAAAATTTCAAATATTTTACATGACAAAGGCTATACAACTAAGCGAGGCCGTAAGATTTCCCCTAGCGTGATTAAGAATATTCTGTCTAACGAGAAATATATAGGCGTGTACTCATGGGGCGATATTCGTATCGAGGACTCGATACCGCCTATCATATCAAGAAAGGTATTCGATGAGGTTCAAAAGATTATGCCTAACAGAATTAGAAATAAAGGCCGTCGCTCTGAAATGTATAATCTCTGTGGCAAGTTAATTTGTGGTGAATGTGGCGGCCACTATGCAGGCTCTACAGCCACATCAAGAAATAAAGAAAAGCACCATTATTACGTATGCACCAATAGAAGAAAATATCATACCTGCACCGCTCCAAATATTCGCCGAGATGAACTCGAGGACTTAGTCATTAATAGAACACTTACTATCTTAAATGAGCCTCAAATTATCGAGCGTATAGCCCATTTAGTAATGTCTGGCTATAGTAATGTTACCCAAGAGGCTAAAACGGCCATACAGGGCATAAATAATAAAATTAAGGCTATTGATACAGAATTAGATAACTGCATGAGTGCAATTAAGCAAGGTTTTATTACGGAACGCCTAAAAGGCGAAATAGAAAACCTCGAGAGCGAACGCAATAACCTATTAGAGCAAAAAGCGAACCATGAGAGCGCTATTACACCTATTAAATTTACGGCGGATCATATAGAGTATTTTCTCGAACGAATGGCAACAGAAAACCCTACCACTAAGACAGGCCGCTCACGTATTCTTGATACGTTTATTAAAAGCGTAACTATCTATAGCGATAGGGTTGAGATTATCTTTAATTATAAAAACGAATTGCCAGAATTTAACGACCAATGCGAAACTGGTTCGCATTTCAAAGTATTGGTGGGCCCACCTGGGTTCGAACCAGGGACCGACCGGTTATGAGCCGGTTGCTC